CTGGAGGTTCTGTTTTAGGTGTGGTCTTAGTTGCCGGTGGCTCAGTTTTAGGTGTGGTCTTAGTTGCTGGAGGTTCTGTTTTAGGTGTAGTTTTGGTTGCCGGTGGCTCAGTTTTAGGTGTGGTCTTAGTTGCCGGTGGCTCAGTTTTAGGTGTGGTCTTAGTTGCTGGAGGTTCTGTTTTAGGTGTAGTTTTGGTTGCCGGCGGTTCAGCTTTTTTTGGTGCAGCGCCGGCTTCTCCTTCTGCTTTCTTGAATCTGCCAGTAGTTGCATCACGTTCTGGCATTTTTGGCACCTTTGGTTTTGCTTTCTGTATAGCATCAAGCATTTCCTCGTGTCTGCGTATTTCATTCTTATATGCTGTATCACCAAAGTCTTTGGCTATTTCACTACGTAATTTCTTTTCTTCTAGGTCATGCTTCATAACAGCATAGATTTTACTAGCAATAGTTGCCGCACCATCACCTGTACGTAGTTTTGGATTATCTGTAGGCACAATATTAGCGTACAAGCCAGAATTTACCGTAGTTAACTTTTTAGGCTTCATTTGACCAAACATATTTGAAATGTTATTTGGCTTAAATTTACTTTTTATACTTTCAGCCGCAGTTTCAATTTTTTCTGAATCTGGTTGAGGTACTTCTTCCGGTTCTTCTCCTTGTTGCTGCTTTACGTATCGACCTGTTTTAGGGTCACGAACTTTTTTTTGTTCTGCTAAGATTTTTTTAATCAGCGGAGTAAGAATATGTTCTTTGTAACCAGGTTGACTAGCAAGGTCACGTTGAAGTCTTTGAAGTTCTTCTTTTCCTAGTTTTTTTCCAAGTGCAATCAACTGTTCAATTTGTTTTACAGACAGTTCTCCACTGTTCAGGAGTTCATTAATTTTGTTCTCCTTGAACATTGTCTCAAATACACCTGAGTCTAGCAGTTGCTTGAATACTTCGTTTTTCATCTACGTTCAGAATTCCGTTGTTTTATCTTTTCGTTTTCTTCTTCTATATACTGCGAAAGCATACTAACGTAAACGTCCCTTTCCCAAGGGATCATTGTTTCCAATTCAGTCAAACTATATTTGTGATGCTGCACTAACGCAAAGTTTGTGGTATAATAATTTCTTAGGTTATCATGCCGCATCACTACCCGAAAAAATTTTCGAGGCCCTCCACATCGATAGTATGGTGAAAGCCACACTTCTTGCAGTCCATCTCAATTTTCTTGTTTAGTGTTGGTAAGTTATCAAAGAATTGTTCAATTTTGGCAAACTGTTCTTGATTCAACGATTCAATAAACTCCATGATTTCAGCGGGTTCAGCTTCGTTGGCATAATAGAACTGTTCACCATCAAAAATATGAATGACTGAATCAACAATCATGTTGAATGCCATGTCTGTTACACTTGAATTTTCATTTACTGTATTAAGTGCAGAGAACTTTGGGTAACTTAACTTGATACTGATATTGTCAGTCAATTGAATCTCATCTTTAATGTCATCATTCTTTGTAATCTGAATGTCTAGTAGATTAAACTTAACATCCATCAGATTACCACAAGGTGCATCACCGACAGGATTCTCACACTTATATTTGTTTTCGACTACTTCGCCCACAGAACGTGCACGTAGTTGAATAAAATAGTATTCAATATCAATGATAGGTAGAGAATCAATATCAACATCCTCTGTCAATGTGCAGTTATGTAATACTTGTTTGATATTCTTCTCAATTGTTTCTCTATCTTCTGACTCCATAGCCATCATTAGATTACGTTGTTCTTTCACCAAGAAAGGACGAAAACGAATATGTTTCTTCGACAGTGGTAAAGTCAGTTCATAAATGGGTGTATCAATTTTTGGTAAAGCCATATTTTATTTCCTATTCAATCAAATATAATTTATTGTGTAGTTCCACCTGTGGGTGAGTTTGGAGTACCAGAAAGATTGGTGGTTCCAATACTTATTGGTCGTTGAACTGTTGGTCCAGCCAAGCCGCCGTTATTAGTTAAAACATCAGCTACGCCAGGTTGTAATGTACTGAAACCAAATTGTTGGGTGAAGTTATTTTGCCAGTATCTGTATGCAAACACCACAGTCAATTTGTGGTGACCTTCGTTAGACCAGTCTAGGTCCAATTGGTTAACAGCTATTGGAAAAGCATCAATCAAGTTGATTGAGTATGTTAATTTGTTATCGACACCATACTGATTGATTGTCAGAGTAGAGATGTAATCATTTTTATAACTAAAATCAAAAGTTAGAGTTGGATTGATATACTCCATCCATGCATCAAAGAAAACCTTTTCAGACATATCATCAGAAACAATGAAAGTCATTTCAGACTCATTGTAGTTTGATTGGTAAGCATATCTTGTAATAGGATTTGAACCTATTTTTTGGTCTGCTGTTGCAAAAGTTCTGCTAGGTAATTGAGCAGATTCACAACGTAAAGTTAATAGTGCACCTATGTTAAAGTAAGCTACCATCGACAATGGAGGCGGGATAAAAACATCGAACCTATTTGGTCGTGCAATGTCCGTATTGAAGGAATTAAGGAAATTTGTAATGTTTGAACGCATTTTTATTCTTCTGAATCTGAGTTAAAGTGTTTCATGTGTTCTTTCCACTCCAATACCGAATCTCTCCATACTTTTTGTGGTTTCGCACCTCTAAATTGCTGTATTGGTAACATTGTTGCCACATCCCATTCATTAGGTTGGATGGTCAACATTCTGGAACGAACATGATTGAACAGGTATCGTTTTAGACAAGGTCTAAACTCCGCATATCTCTTGGATGCTTCAAGGATTTCATAAGAGATTCGCATACGCTTAATGTCATTGTCTGCTGTCAGTTGTGCAAACCTCATCAGTTTGGACAAGAATGCAACACGAAATTTGACAGGCAAGTAATGCAAATTCAGACCCATGAAGCCATCATTGTATCTTTCCAGTATCAAAACCATTGGGAATCTATCCCAGTATGGTAAATCAGCCTTAGTTTTAGGATCATAGTAGAAGCAATACATCATTCCAATACGAAACTGTGAGGTTTGTCTAAAAGCCTCTTTGTTTATCGTAGATGGTATTGCAGACGGTCTTTTGATCTCGTCAATTTTTTCTTGCAGCCAAGCAACGGAATCACGGGACATAGTTTTATGCCCTGCTGCCTTTTTTTGTTCTGCAAGTGAGGTAAGTTTAGATGTAGCCATCTTCTATTTAGTTATAGACCTAGATGGTCTTCAGTGAATATTTTGAACTCCCAGCCTCGGTCTAGACAGAATTCGGTTGCGGCTTCCCATTTGGCTTGATTGATATTGTATGTTGAAACTTCTTGGAGATACTGTTTAGTTACTCGTTTCTTCTTCACCGGCTCTTGTGTCTGCTTCTTAGGCTTAACTTCTATCATCAAAGTACGTAATTTATTCTCTTTAGTTCTCACTTTGACAACAAAATCTGGAAAGTATCTGTGTCTTTTGCCATCCACAGGAGATATATAAGGGATTGTCAATTCTTCAGACGCCCATGATATAACATCTTGGTTTTTGTCTAGCCACGACATAACCTTCGCTTCCCACGTTGAGCGATAAATAATATTAGTATAGTCACCCACATATTTTTGTGGATTCTTGGGGATAAATCTTCCAGAATAAGCCATAAATAGTATGTATACACCTTTTTAAGAGAACAATGGCCGATACAATAAGCAATGTAGAAATTTCATCTCCTGACACCAATGGTGCTACTGGACCTTTGGCGTTTCTAGAGTCTTCAACCAATAAACTAAATCCTTTGCGTTATCCCTCAGATTTAGCAACAGACCCAAGTAAATCACATTATGTGAATTTTCTGATAAAAAGAATACAACCTTCAAAAACAGCCACAGGTATAACCAGCGCAGGTGATGTTTTGCCGGCGGTTAAAAGTGTTGGCCAAGAATTGGTTAGAAACCTGTTATCTGCTTATTACTATCCAAATACAACCGACATTGTTGATGTTATTAGTTTGTACATGCCAGACACATTAAGTTCAAATTACAATGCATCGTATGATGAATTGAGTTTAACTAATGATTTGGGTAAAGGAGTGATGGCGATACAGGGTATCAACTCAATTGCAGATTATATTGGAAACAAAAATGCTGGTGCAGGTAGATCAGTAGATGCAATCGCTGCGGCCGCTATTGGTGCAGGCCTTGGCACCGCAGCCTCAGCGGTTGGAGCTTCAGGTTCAGGTATTGCAGATGTGTTTATTCAGTCACAAGGTTTTGCAATTAATCCACAGTTACAAATGATATATCGTGGTTTGGATTTTAGACAATTTCAATTATCCTTCACATTCACGCCTGCTTCCAAACAAGAAGCTGACGATACAAATAAAATTATTGCATCATTCAAGTATCATTTTTCACCTGATCTGGTAAAAATTGCAAATGCAACGAATGGAATGTTTTTTATTCCACCATCCATATTCAACGTACAATTTATGTTTGGACCCAAAGAAAACCTATACTTACCTCGTTACGGTGACTGCGTATTAAAAGATATTGATGTTAACTATGCACCTAATGGTTTTGCAGCACATAATGATGGTTCACCAATACAAACTCAATTGACACTTACCTTCCAAGAAATAGAAATCGTCACAAAAGAAAAAATTAGAACTGGTTATTATGCTACTACGGGTGACCAATTAGGTTCAAGTGTTAACAAAACTGCGGGATTACGATAATGTTTTATTTCAATTCTTTCCCAAATATAAGTTCTACCGATTATAATGGTAACAAAGTTGTACTTTCCAACATATTGGAAAGAGTTGAGGTTATTCCAACACAACTAAACAACATTAATGTATTTTACAAATATAATATCAAAGACAATGATACTCCAGACATTATTGCCAACAAATATTATGGTGATAGTTATAGGTATTGGATGGTTGCATTTGCTAATCAGTTGATAGATGTTCAAGGTGGTTGGCCTATGCCGTCAAACTTATTTAATGATTATATTGTAGATAAGTACACAAGTGCAACTGCAAATTCATTAAACATTCCAGCAAATACTGTGACGAGTGGCCAAGTTTTAGCTTATACTCAAAGTACAATATATGATTACATCAAATCTGTAACAACCATAGATAGCATTTCATCAAAATCAACTACTATAAAATATATTATTGATGCTGCATCTTATGCTAATGTTACCAATCAAACTATAACTAAATCGTTCTCTGGTGGTGCAACTGTGACAGAAATAGTTACTGCTTATCCACAATACATCTATGATTATGAGGTTGAGCAGAATGAAGCAAAAAGAAATATCAGTTTGTTTAAATCTGATTATGCTGGCGCACTAGAAAAGCAACTTTATACATTATTAGGAAATTAAAGTGGCAGGTATTCTTAATACAAGAGACTATAACTTATCCAGACTGGAGATTTTAACTTCAGTTGGAGTGGTAGACTTGCGTTTCATTATGACTGAATTGTCGTACCACGAGGACTTGTTTGGTGATGCAGTTTCTGGTTATGTTTTAGTTACTGAAGCAAACGCATATTCGGAATTATTCTCATTGACTGGTAATGAATTCTTGTATATAGAATTCAGTAAAACCAAAGATTTAAATGATAAGATTAGTAGAACCTTTCGTGCATATGCATTAGGTAACAGAAAGTTGTCAGGAAATATGACAACAGAATCTTACAAAATAAATTTTTGTTCTGAGGAATTGTTCTTGTCTGAGCAGTACAAGGTATCTAAAGCATACACAAATCAAACAATAGATGCAATGGTTACCGACATTTGCACAATGAAACCTGGTTTAAACATTGGTCCTAAAAAGTTTAAACCTGAAAACATCAGTAAAACTTATGGCAATTACAGTTTTGTTATACCAAATCTAAAACCATTCGATGCAATCAACTGGTTATCAGTATATGCAAGACCATTACCTGAAGATGGCACTGGTGCGGATATGATTTTTTATGAAAATAAAGATGGGTTCAACTTCAAATCTTTACAGACACTGACGGGACCTAATGCAGTAGTTCATAATAGATACCGTTATGATCCAAAAAACTTGTATGCTCCAGGTGACGGCGATTTCAATTTAAATGAAGAAGTTTATAACGTAACCACTTATGAATTTTTAGATTCATACGATTCATTACGTGCAACTAACTCAGGTATGTTTGCCAATCAATTAATTTCAGTTGACGTTCTGACAAGAACGAGAAAGACAACAGATTTCAATTACATGGACTATTGGAATGATCCAAATACACACGGTTTAAACTGGAATCCAATCACCAATGCATATAAAAATAGAAATGGTGATATGGTCAACGAAACAAGTCAAGCAATGTTGAAGTTGGTGTTTTCAAACTTTGATAGTGGTAATTCTCAGGTTGCTAAAAATAATCCAGGGGCAGTTGCACCCAATATTTTTGCAGAGACTTACATACCATATAGAACAGCACAACTGGCTTTGGCTAACTATACAAGAATGAAGATTTCTATACCAGGAGACCCAGTTATAACCGTAGGTGAAGTTATATATTTTGAACTGCCATCTAGAAATCCAAATAATCCTACAGTGGATAGATATTACTCTGGCTATTACTTGGTGACAGCAGTGAGACATATGATTACAGAAAGTGATTTTAAAACTGTTGTGGAAATAGCAAAAGAAAGTTCAGTTACTCCTTTCGCTGATCCACCAAGTGATAATCCAACATGGACGGCAGCTGCCGGTAACTAATGAAAACAGTAAATAATTTTGCAGGTCTCAATGGTTTTGTTTGGTGGGTGGGTCAAATTGAAGACCGTAGTGATCCTTTAGGTTTGGGTCGTTGTAGAGTTCGCATCTTTGGTTGGCATACAGACAATAAATCTTTGATTCCCACAGAAAGTTTGCCTTGGGCAGGTGCAATTTTACCCATAAATAATTCAAAAAGTTTTCAATGTCCCGAATTGAATGATTGGGTCATGGGCTTCTTTATGGATGGAGAAAGTGGACAGTATCCAATAATGATGGGTGTTATACCTGGCATTTCTCCTGTGAGCCAATAATGGAGAAAAAAGATGGCAGATAATTTATCAGGTGTAAATGCAACATCTATAGAAGTAGTAGATGGTGTTGTTAAAGAGAAAAGCCCACCCGTATTTTCTTTTGGTGGTACTTACCTAACTGCAAATGTGCAAACAACACCAAACTTAGCAAGAGGTGTTTTAACCAATACTGGAACAGCTTTCTCTAATGGAAACCTAGCTCATGCATGTGATATAAACTTTGTGTTATCGGGTTTTAACATTGATGCAACCGGCTTGTTTCCAAACTTTGGCCTGATTACTGCCGCCATCCAGAATGGCAAGAACGCTGCTGCCAGTGTGGTCCGTTCTGCATTAGCTAAATTGATTGCAGGTTTCAGAGTTGCAATCAAAGCAATCATAGTTTCTTTGAATTTGGATCCATCAGGTGAGCTTTCGGCCGCATTCTCTAAATACAAACAGATCATTCGTGAGATTAATGAAAAGATAAAACAAATTGCACAAATTGTTGCAGATGCTGCTTTCTTTTACTATTTGGCACAAAACATAATACAGATACTTGAGTGGATAAAAAGTCTTCCTGCTCAGTTGGCAACATTGTTCAGAGACTGTTTGACGAACTTCAATAATTCACTTAAACGTATTCCTTCACAGTTAACCGGTTCAATAAAGCAAGCACAAGCAGCATTATCATCTGGATTACAAGGTTCTTTATCAGCGGCTCAAAATGCAGCGGCTGGAGCCACAGTGGATCCAGCACTAATTAAAGCAATTAGTGACCCGTTGAATTCAGGAGTTGATTCTATTAATGCAGCAATTGCAGGTGCTAATGCCGCAGGAACAAATGCAATGTCTGGTTCTTTTGCAAATCAAAAATCGAATTCTTCTCGACCTTAAGAATATAAATTATGAGTACACCAACGCCACCAAGTTTCTTTAAGCCTTTTCTTGAACCGGAATCGGCCGCTAACACAGCATATCCACCGGTATATCCTTACAATACCGTAACACAAACACCAAGTGGCCACTCATTCGAAATGGATGACACTCCACAGCGTGAGCGAGTTAGACTGCAACACCGTACAGGAACATTTATTGAAATGCATCCAAACGGTGATGAGGTGCACAAGGTATATGGTAATGGTTACACAATCATTGTGCAAGACAATAATGTGTTGATTACGGGTAATTGTATTGTAAAAATTGAAGGTGATGCAAACATACAGATCACCGGAGATAAAATTGAAACTGTATTAGGTAACGTAGAGCAACATATCAAAGGTAACTTCACACAAGTTGTTGAAGGTACAGCTAGTATGACCTCATTACAAGACACAATCATTAACGCCGGCGGCGCTTTAGGTGGAGGCTTAAAAGTCCAAACCGGAGATTATATGTATGTTGACGGCGATTTCTCTGTAGAAGGTGAAGTTGTTGCAACTAAGATATATTCTCAGGGTCGAGTAGATGCAGGTACAGGCATGAGTGCAGGTGTATTAGGTTTTGTTACTATTACAGGCGGTGTTTCTGTAGGTATTCCTGTAGCTATACCAACAGAAATTAATTCTATAGGTCCAATCAACTCGTTTACTTCGGTTAGTGCACCACTTGGTTTATTTGGAATATCATCGTCTATCCTAGGTTTCGATGTTATCAATTCATTAATATTCGATACACACATACACGCAGCACCATTGGGATTAACAAGCCCACCACTTACAGACATCATTGAGGCATAATATAATATGAGCAGCATTTACGGTAGATTAGGATTTAATTCATCTGATCCAACAACAGCAAACACAGTAACAAATTACACAGCCAATGTAGTTAATGGCATGAATCTTCTTCCAACTTTGTTGAATGCTTGGCAGACACAAGACCTTGCATCATCAAACACAGGTGGTTATTTTGTTAATCCAGTGGCTAATGTAACACAAACTATTAAGGTGACTTCAAATACACTCGTTAGTTTAGCTAACAACTTAACAGGTAGTACACCAACGATCACAACGAACCTACAAAATACACAAATTTATGCAAATACTGTTTTTAATACAACAGCGGACAGTTATTTGTATATTACGAACAGACAATCTAATGTTGTTGACGTTGGAACAGATGTAACTACACCTCATTACAAGTTAGCGATGGGTGTTGGTAAAATGTTATCATACATCACATATCAATCCGATAATGTGCAAAACAACTCACCAATAATGGGTAGTTTCACAAGTGTTACATTAGGAAATACTTTAAATTCATTATCATCAACATTAACGAACGTGACCATAATTTTGGCCAATTCTATTACTGTCCGTAGTGGTCGTACTTCAAATATCAGTTTAGCTGATTCGCAGTTATTAGTAGACACAATGCATCAAATAGCCAATACTATGTACAATTACCCGGTGCAAGATACACAATTTTTCACTAACTCCCGTGATGTTATAAGTGACTATCACAATGTGGCTCAGTTTAGCCATATTGGAGCAACAGAGACTTATTTGTTGGACAACTATATTGGATCAGATAAAATCAAGTCCAGAATTAATTCCGGAACCATAACGAAATAAATAGTAGATGGCAACACAAAAAATATTCTCAGATATAGATTTAACGTTCAAGCGTACACCGGTTACAGGAGATGTAGCCATACGTTATAACGACCAGGCCGTTATATCTTCTGTAAGAAACTTGTTGTTGACAAATTTTTATGAGAGACCATTCCAGCCAAATGTTGGTTCCAATTTGACCGCATTACTATTTGAGCCTGCAACTAACATCACAGCAAGTATACTTTCAGAAGAAATTGCGAATGTTATTAAGAATTTTGAGCCAAGGGCACTTATAAACGAAATACAAGTTACACTAGCTCCAGATCAAAACGCTTTCAATGTTAGAATGAGCTTCTTTATTGGAAATAATACAGCACCGAATAACGTAAGTCTACTTCTTCAAAGGTCCAGATAATGGCATCTAATACAAATATTCAAGTTGCATCCCTAGATTTTGGGAGCATCAAGCAAAATTTCATAACCTACTTGCAGTCTCAAGATACCTTTAAAGATTATAACTTTACAGGTTCTGGTTTGTCTACACTTTTGGACGTTTTGGCTTATAACACACAATATAATGCATTCTACTTGAACATGGTTGCCAATGAGATGTTTTTAGATTCATCTTTACAACGTTCTTCGGTTATATCACATGCAAAAATGTTGAATTATGTACCTATGAGTGCTATGGCACCCACAGCCTCAATAAATTTGACATTCAATGGTGTCTCCACAAGCACATTTACTCTACCACAGTATACAAACTTTATGTCTGAACCTGTGAATGGTGTTAACTATGTCTATGTTACAACAGATACAACAACCGTTGGTGTTGTGGCTAACACAGCAACATTGACAGGTGTACAAATAAAACAAGGATCACACGCATCCTATTCATATACTGTAAACTCCGCAGCAAATCCCAAGTGTTTATTTGAAATACCTGATGCAAATCTTGATGCAACAACATTAAAGGTTGTGGTCAAACAGTCATCAACAAACACAGCATATGAAATTTATAATCCAACAACTAATTATTTGACCCTAACACCAACCGATACAGTTTACTTTTTGCAAGAAGCAATCAACGGAAACTATCAAATTTATTTTGGTGATGGTGTATTGGGTAAAAAATTATCAGATGGAAACATTGTCACAGTCGATTATATTTCCACCTCAGGCACAAAAGGTGGACTTGCCAACAACTTTGTTTTGATGGGTGCAGCAGGAAATTATTCTTCTGTAGTTGTTTCTCCATATCTATCAGCAACACAAGGTGGTGATAAAGAAACCATTGATTCGATTAAGTTCCAAGCGCCAAAGGCGTTCGCTGCTCAAGATCGTGCAGTTAGTAAAAATGACTACATCACGATCCTACAACAAAACACACTGGGTGTAAAGTTTGATGCTGTCTCTGTATGGGGTGGTGAGGAAAACAATCCTCCTGTATATGGACAGGTGTTCATTGCATTGAAGCCAGCTGGTGGTTACAGTTTAACACCAACTCAGAAACAAACACTGATAAGTCAAGTCATTAAACCAATTAGTGTTATGACTGTTGAACCTATCATAGTTGATCCCGATTACACATATATGCAAGTATCTGCAAATGTGTTGTATCTACCTTCAATGACTCAAAATACATCAAGTATTCTACAAACAACTGTACAGAATGCAATTTATAACTATTCAACGAAAAATTTGAATACTTTTAATTCAACATTCAGTTCTTATGACTTGTTGAGTGCTATAAATTCTTCAGATAGATCAATTATTTCTGTTGATTACACATTGAATTTACAGAAGAAATTCTATCCTACTTTAGGTACAGCAACAACTTATAATCTAAACTATAATGTGCCTATCAAGAGAGGTACATTTGGCTCAGGTATAACAAGCTATCCTGGTTTCCAAACAACAGACCCAACGAACCCAACAAATCTTTTGACTAATGTGTTCTTTGAAGAAGTGCCAGTGTTTACAAGTAATGTAGCATCCATTTCAGTTCTGAATACAGGTTACAACTATACGGCAGTTCCTTCTGTGGTTATTACTGGTGACGGTACTGGTGCTACAGCTAAAGCCACCTTAGTTAACGGTAGAATCACTGCTGTGACTGTGACAAACGCAGGCACAAACTATTCTGGTGCGACTGCTACTATCAAACCAGCAACTGGAGATACATCAGGTCAAGGTGCACAATTACAAGTTAACTTGAACAACCAGTATGGTACATTGAAGTCCTACTACAATGATCCACTTAAAGGCCAAATTACAGTCAATTCCAACGCCGGCGTGGTTGACTACATAAATGGTATCGTTACATTGAATAACTTTAACCCTATTGGTATTGATAATCCATTAGGTGAATTAACTTTATCTGTACAACCAACAACTAATATCATTTCTTCAACCTATAACAAAATAATTACAATTGATCCATATGATCCAAGTGCGGTTAGTGTAACGGTTAACGCAAAAAGAAGTTAATAAATGATACAGAGTAATCAGAAAACATCGTTACTGGTTCCGTACCAACTCCCTGAGTTCATTCGGGATAACCCAGACTATGCCAATTTTGTCCTATTCATTCAAGCATATTATGAATGGATGGAACAAAATGGTAACACATTGGATGTTACAAAAAATCTTTTGAACTATATGGATGTGGATACAACCACAGAGCAGTTCTTACAGTATTTTGTGAATGATTTCATGACTTATTTTCCACAGGAGATTCTTGCGGATAAGACAAAGGCTATTAAGATTGCAAAGCAGTTGTATCAAAACAAAGGTACTCCAGCTTCATACAAATTTTTATTTCGTGTTCTATACAACACAGACGTAGATTTCTTCTACACCAAAGATGCATTGTTGAAGGCTTCAGCCGGTAAGTGGTACATTCCTAAAAGTGTTAAACTCGCCACTAATGACCAAAACTTTCTACAAATTCAAAATCTAAGATTGTTTGGTAACATCTCAAAGTCTATTGCAACCGTAGAAGCGGCAATCTTTGATGGACTAAAAACAGAAGTTTTCATTTCAGACATTGAACGCCTATTCCAATCAGGTGAAACTGTTACTGTTGTCGATAATAGAAACCAACCGGTATACTTTTTGAATGGTCAAATCGTACCCAAAGGTACACTCAATGCGGAAACACTTACAGCACTTATCGTTGGACAAATCAGTCAGATTAACATTGACCCAAATAATCGTGGTTTAACTTATCGTGCGACCGATCCTGTTGTTGTCTACGGTGGTTTAAATCCTAACGTGGCTAATCCTGTTGGCGCAACTGCTGAAGTTGGTTCAGTAACTTCAGGTTCTATTCAACGTATTACAGTTACAACTGAAGGTTATGGTTATACACTTTCTACTCCAAATAATATAATTGGTGGTGCAAATACACAAATATTATTTCGTAATTTAATTGGTAATTCACCACAAGCACCAATTGCTACTGTAGGCTCATTAGATTCTGTTGGACAAGCCAATGTCAGCATGATTCCATTAGACAGCATTCAGCTAAAACAATATCATTACATTGGTAACATTGCGACCAGTTCTGGTGCAAACACATACAATCCAAACACCGGTTTGTGGACACAACAACAATATCAATTCGCAAACTTAGTAACTGCAAATGCAAACACCACATTAGCTAATGCTTTTACGTTTGGTGGATTTGCAACTTACCCTATCGCATCTGTTGTTGTACAGAATCAAGGTGGTGGTCTAGATCAACAACCTACAGTTTCCGCAATCTCAGAATATACAACTGATGCATACGGACAAACAAATCTAGCTAACTTAGGTATTCTTGCACCAATCAAGATTGTGGATGGTGGTAGAAACTATTCAAATGGTGACACAATTGTTTTGATTGGTGGTTCAGGTTTTGGTGCATATGCTAACGTTACATCGGTTGACGCTAACGGAACAATTCAAGGTGTGTCATATAAAGCAGACACAACCGGAAACTATCCAATTGGTGGCCTAGGTTACTTTAACAGTTTGCCTACACCAGTTGTTGCAAATACTGCAACAGGTACTATTTCAACAAGCAACACAAGTAATGTAGTTACAGGAACAGGTACAACTTTCACCACACAAGTCAAAGCTGGCACATATCTGGTGTCAAACTCCAATGTTATCATTGGTGTGGTCAATACTGTTGCAAACTCAAATACATTGTATCTGACAGCAAATGCAACTGTAAACTATACAAACAAGAATTTCTACAAAGCAAATAGCCAACTATATGTGCCAGGTTATCTTGGCGCAGGCGCTAGTTTTGCTCAAGTGTCTAATCGTGTTGGTTCTATCACAACAATTAACCTTTTAGATAATGGCCAAGATTATATCAGTGCACCAAATGTTTCGTTATTGGTACAAGACTTAGTTGTATCCAATGTTAATATTTCGTTGTTACCTGCTCCAGGTGATAAAATCTATCAAGGTGCAAACATTAATGTTGCATCGTATATTGCAACCGTAGATTCATTGTTTGTATTGCAGCCAAATGCAAATCCTGCGAACACAATCTACCAGATGCGTGTATTTAACTACAACTCTGTTCCAAGACAGAATACTGCTGGTACAATCACACCATTGAAGATAGATTCAAAAGGTGCAGTAATCAATTTGGTTCCAAATTACACAATTATACACAATACAACCTTCGACAACTCAGCAAACAATAGCCTTTTTGACTCTGCTAATGGTGTAATTACTTACGGTGACGGACATGCTAAAGCTAATGCTAAGTTCTTGGACGGTTTGGTGATTGGTCAGGGCCAATACTTGGATAGTTCTGGTCAGCCAAGTTCATATGACGTATTGCAAAGTACAATCTATAATAACTTCACATATCAAATTACTCTCTCTAAAGAAATTGAGAAGTATCGTGACGTATTGTTGAACCTGTTGCATCCAACCGGTATGCAGGTTCTTGGTAGAATCGCAATGACCTCCAACAATAACATGAACTTCTATACAGAAGATGCATTGTTTGGTGGTGAACCAATTCTACACTACACAAACTCAGGTGTCGGTGCAAACATTACAGCAGGTACGATTTCAAGTCCAAGTAACAATATCATTAACTTCTCAAACTTGTTAGGTGCAAACCTTGCAAATATCTTTGTTGCGAACACTTCTACAGTGGTATTCTACTACGGAACAGGCAACACCGATGTGGTTAAATCGTTAGTTACATCTGTGGATGGTAACAATATTACAATCCAAGATAATGTTTGGACATATTTTGCTAATGTTGCTACAGGAAATGCAAGTGCAGGTAACAACCAAGTCATAAATATATCAACACTGACTGGTAACTATGACATTGTTAATAATGGCCAATACAGTAACACTCAACTGAAGATTGCAGACGTTATTCGTGTTGGTGATACATTGTGGGTTAACGGTTCATCACAAACAGTAACTTCAGTTGCATTATCTAGTAATGTTGCAGCAAGTATTGTCAATTTGAGTGGACCATTAGCAAATGGTGCAAACGGATTGATTTCGATTGGCAGAACAATGACTTCATTATATAACAACATTCAGATTTTTGGTCCAGTAGGAACTCAATACTACTTAGAATTGACCACGGAAAACGGAAACATATTAATAACGGAAGACGGTAATACACTTCTAATAGGATAAAAAATGTCACAGATAAAGATTTCTCAACTACCATTGATTTCAGCAATCAATTCAAACACCTCAAATACTTTGTTTGCTGGAGTTGATGTTGTTTCAGGTATAACTGGCCAAATTACCGCTCACGTATTAGCACAGGGACTTTTTTCCAATGAAATATTGAATGTCGGTACTAATCCTGTCACTTTACCGAATACTGTTGCTCAGTTCTCGGCAGCAGGAGATTCTTACATTCAGACAAACCTAGTGAACACAAACGGTGGTGGTACAGCGGATATCGTAATCACAGCAAACAATGGTACAGACTCAACATACTTTATTGATTTAGGTTTTGCTAATCCAGGTTTCCAACCAGGTTCAGAATTCAATAATCTAGGCACTGCTATCAATCCTTCAGATGGTTATTTGTATGTTCAAGGCGGCGCAATCAACGCACCTGGTGGTCCTGGTGGTAATTTGACAATTGGTACAACAACAGCTAATACTGAAGTTAGATTTATTGGTGGTGGCCACGATTATGCAAACGTAGTTGCTAAGGTTACCGGTGACGGATTCAAGATGGTCAACGGCCATCCAATCTTTTTTACTGATGGCACAACACAAAACACAGCGGCTTCTTCTGTGGCTTATTCACAAGCGGCATATGCTCAAGCTAACACGAATGCAAATAACATCACTATTAATGGTGCATTTGCAAACGGAGCATTCGCTAAAGCTAATACAGCAGTTCAAAATACAGCGGTTGTTCAATTGCAAGCATTGACACTGACGGGTAATTTGATTGCAAACTCAATTGGTCAAGGTATCTTTGTTGATTCTTTTTCATCAAATTCTGCAACATTTTCTAAAAACTTAACAGTATTGGGTAACTTAACCTCCAACACCCTGTTAGGTAATGTATTTTTCTCAAATGTGACTGTTGGTACTTCACAAGCAAACACAATTCAATGGTTTCCACAGTATACTTCACCAGTGCAAACATCAGGTCAAGTTTGGTATTCCGTTAACACAATTTCGTTGGTTCAAGATACTGATGTGGCTAATGATAGACCTGCAATTTCAAAAGTTTTGTTTGAACGTGTGTATAATGGAACAGGCTCAACTATTCCAGCAGCTTCGTGGGTTCGTTTAGCTGGTGCAGTTACACAAAATTCTTGTCCATATATCCAATTAGCTGATGCAACTTCTGCTGCAAACTCTCAGGTTGAAGGTTTCATTAAAGTCGCTATTGCAAACGGTTCTTATGGTTTCATATACACTAGAGGTGTCGTATCAGATTTTGATATGTCTGCTTATGGTTTGAATGGTCAATTATTGTTCCTATCCACTACTCCAGGCCTTGCGTCCAATATTGCACCAACCGGAACAAATTCGGTTGTTCAGGTTGCAAAAATTCTATCCAATGGTTCTTCTAACGGAAAGATTCAAGTAACTATTGCAAACCAACAAGCATATGGTAAAGCAAATGGTTCTGTTCTTTTTGCAAACAACAACTTGATTCAAGCAAGTAATACAGCAATTATAGATGAAGCTAACGCAACATTTTATGTACCAAATGGTATATTATATAATCAAAGATCATATGTTGGTGCACAAACTGCAATCACACTTTCTTTTGCCACAGACACTTGGGTTAGAGCAAATATTGCAGCAAACATGGCCGTAACCTTAGGTAATTTCAGAGCCGGTTCAGACATTGTATTGTTTATTACAAACACTGCCTCCGGTGGCGGTTCTAACAAAACAATCACACATGGTTGTTCAGCACTCAATTCAACAGTTGGTGCAACAACATTCACTTTGAGTGGTCAAACAACTGCAAGAATTAAATACTATTGTTTTGATGGTGATCTAGCAAATGTATATGCATCTATCTCCTACAGCTAATAAATAAATCATGGCATACAATCTAAACAAACTTACAACGAACGCAAAAGTTTCACAAGTTGAACTTGATTATTATTCACCTACGGCAACCATACAGGGTGCTACAGTGAATACAACTTATGCATTTCTAGGGCAAGAAGATTCTTGGCCAGTTATTAATGGCGTAGAAACACCGACACAACCTACTGAAGATCAATCGTACTTGAAGAAAACTTTCAAAAACATGTTTGCTGCTAAGTTGATTAACTCCAGCAACATGAGTCCAGTTATTCAGCGTATCAATTGGGCCAACAATGCAAACTATTTTGCCTATGTTGATAATGTGGAAGTAATGGCAAAAGATGCCAACGGCTTCTTGGTTCACAATTTCTATATCAAGAATCGTTACGACCAAGTGTTCAAGTGCCTTGCTAACAACAACGGTGGTCTATCTACGTCAGAACCTTTCTTTCAGCCTGGCTCTTATGGTACAAACAACATCTATGAAGGTACAGACCTTTATAAATGGAAATACATGTATACCATCGATGCAGGTTCAAAAAATAAATTCATGGATTCAGTATGGATGCCTGTTCCAATTGGTGCAAATACACCACAACCATACTTGACTACAGCCGGCTGGGGTGACATTGAAGTTATCAACATCACAAACGGCGGCGCCGGCTACGATGCAATCAACCAATTCATAACTGTTACTGTGACAGGTGATGGTGTCGGTGCAACAGCAAATATCACCACATCACAAGTTGTTGGTGGTATCATCAAAGACGTTACAGTTAAAAGTGCAGGTAACAACTACACTTACGCAAACGTATCTATCAATGCATATACTTCAGCAAATATGAAGTTTCTTGCAACAGGTGTCACACCGGCAACGGCGATTGCGCCTATTTCACCTGTTGGTGGACATGCTTATGACCCAATTTCTGAGTTGGGTTGCACAAACATCATGTATGCAGTAGAGTTTAACGGTACTGAAAACGGTGTTTTACCTACTGCTGGTGTAAATTACAGACAAGTTGGTCTATTAGTTAACCCACAAGTCTACGGAACTTCTGGAGCAGCCAGAGCAAACGGTGCAATCTATAATCTTGCAACACAACTATCACTTTCTGCTGCGGCCGGCAACGTTTATGTCGCAGATGAAATAGTTTTACAAACGGATACTAATGGAAATATATTATTTTCCGGCACCGTTTTAAACTTTAACGGCCCAATTAGTCTATTACAAGTTATAAATACATACGGCACCCCAGTTATTGGACAGTCAGTTATTGGACAAACATCAGGTGCGTCTAGAGTTTTGTTTTCGGAATCAACCCCTACAATGATACCATTCTCAGGACTAATCACATACATAGAAAACAGAGTTGGTGTTTCCAGAAGTGATGATGGAATCGAACAATTCAAGTTTATATTAGGATACTAAAGGAATAAAATGTCTCTAAATTTTAACGTTGGTCCATACTTTGACGATTTCGACCCAACAAAAAACTTCCATCGTATACTATTTAAACCAGGAGCAGCAGTTCAGGCTCGTGAATTAACACAGTCTCAAACTATCCTACAGAATCAAATATCAAACTTTGCTTCTGCAATCTATTCACAGAACACACCGGTTGCTGGTGGTCAAGTAACAACCAACTTAAACTGCTATTACCTAAAGCTGAATCCTACAGCACCAAGCGGTTCAACTATCACCGCTGCTAACTTTGCTAATCAAATCATCCAGGACGCATCTGGTGTTGTCCTTGCTAGAGTTATCGCTACAGTTGAAACAACCACAAGCGGTACAGTCATTGGTGACCCACCAACATTGATTATCAGCTACTTGTCTGGTGCACATTTCACCGATGGTATGGTAATTTCAACCACAACCTTGCAGACTACACAGTATGCAACAGTAGCAACATCAAGCACTTCAGCAGGAAATTCAACTGGACTTTCTTCTACTGTTTCTATTGCTAACGGTACATTCTATATCGTTAATGGTTATTCAGTCTCACAAACAAACGGCCAAAAATATAGTATTGGTAACTTTGTGGACGTATCTCCACAGACAATCGTGTTGGACAAGTATGACAATACACCTTCAGGTCGTGTTGGTCTACAAATCAATGAAACAATTTATGATTATGTAAATGATACTTCATTGTTGGATCCAGCAGTTGGTGCATCGAATTATCAAGCACCGGGTGCAGACCGTTACGTTATTACTCTTACATTAACTTCATTACCGTTGACTCCGGGTAATGATGATGGCTTTATTGAATTGTTGCGTATTCAAAATGGTAACATCGTTAAACAAGTTGATGGTACAGTATATTCAACTATTGATGATTACTTTGCAAAGCGTGACTATGAAACCAACGGTGACTATATCGTTGAAGGATTGTCATTGACTCCTTCTGCTAATGCTAATACCACCATTAACCAAACAAAGTATGACTTGAAAGTTGGTAAAGGTGTAGCATATGTCCATGGTTACAGACTAGAAAACCAATCACAAATTGTTTTAACTAACGATAGAGCGCAGACTACAGCAAACATTAACAATAATGCAGTGTTTGTTGACTATGGTAACTACTATATTGTGGACACAGCAAACGGTGTTTTTGATATTGGTGTAGTTCCGCAAGTTGATTTCCACTCAGTTGGCGCAGACAACATTGTTTCTACAAACAATACAACATATACTTCAACATTGATTGGTACAGGTTTCATGCGTAATATGACATACGTATCTGGAACAGGTTCAAACACTAAGACCTACGTATACAACGCTTTTGTATCCGATATTCAATACAACACCTTGACTGGTACAGTTGCTTCAGGTACATCAAATTCATTTGTAATCACCGACACAACAGGTAAATTCTCTGCTGTAGCTAATGCTTATTACAATGTAACCGTAAGTGTAACAACTGGTGGTATCACTGACGTTAGAAACATTGTCAACTATGTTGGTTCAACAAAGACAGCTTACGTTGATAATCTATTCACAATTACACCAACTTCTTCTTCAACATTTAGTTTGAATTTCCAACAATATGATGTTGAATCTATTGTTAAGACTGTTGGCTCAGGTAACTACGCATTGACAGCTAATGCTAACATTAACTTGGCAACAGGTAAAGTTAATGGCATTACCACAGGAGATACGATTCTTAACAATCCAGGAACACCTGAGTTGTTGTTCACTGTTGGTTATCCGTATGTTGCACAATTGGCTTCCACCGCATATTACTCACAAAGAGTATATCGCAGCAAAACCTTTACTGGTAATACATTGACGATACAAGCTACCTCAGGTAACAGTAGTAGCCCAATCCGTTTTGAAGGTGCAAGCACATTGTCCGGTGCGGCCGCTGAACAGTTGTTTATCGTTATCGATAACTCGACAGGTAGTATTCTAGATTTCACAACATCAGGTAATACAGTCACAATTTCTGGTGATAAAACAACTGCAACGTTTGTTGTAGGTTCCGGTGTTGGTACAAACAAAAACGTAACTGTTATTGCTGAAGTACAAGTAAGTTCAGGTGATTCTTCTAACTATGTTCTAAAATCAAAGAACTTGATTGTTGGAAATACATCTACTGTTAGCACATCTTTTGGTGGTGCAATTGCTACAAACACAAAACAAGACTTGACTAAAGGCCAAGTTATCATCGCAAAAGCTGGTATCACCACAGGCAAAATGTCTCTGTATGTGAATGACGTTAAGCGTATCACAAAGGTTATTGATTCCGGTGTAGCAGGAACTGATCCAACTGGCGCATTGGTCAACTATACAGACATAACAAGTTATTTTGTTTTGGATAATGGTCAACGTGACTCATATTACGATCATGCAAACATCTCATTGCTTCCTGGTGCTCCTGCTCCAATAGGTAACATTTTGGTTGTGTTTGACTACTACTCACACACTCAAGCATCTTCAGGTGATGGTTACTTCAGTATTCAATCATACCAAGCAGCAGGCTCAACTTTTGGCGGCGTGTCAACTTCACCAGAAGCATATCCTCAAATTCCATCATATACAGCCAACGATGGCGCAGTTTATAAATTGTCCGACTCTATTGACTTTAGACCATGTAGAGTAAACGGACAGACAGCATATGTTTGGGAATATTCAGGTACACAATCAGCATCAAATGACATTGGTGTATTGATTCCACAAAACTTAACAAACTTCACCAGCAATTACTTCTACTACTTGGGTCGTAAAGATAAGTTGGTTCTGACTAAAGATAGAAGTTTCCAAATTGTTCAAGGTACACCTTCTACTGCACCTATTTTACCAGTTGAACCAACGGGTGCATTGGTACTCGCAAACTTGGTACATGACCCTTATACAGCATATGTTCCTGGTGAAATTAATGGTGGAACAAAATCAAATCTTTCGATTGATAAGGTTATACACAAACGCTGGGCAAAATCTGACATTACAGATTTGGAATCTCGTGTAAACAATCTAGAATATTACACCTCATTAAGCATTCTAGAACAAAATGCACAGTCATTACAAATTCCAGACTCTAATGGCCTGAACCGTTTTAAGAACGGTATCTTAGTTGATGACTTCTCATCTTTTGCAACAGCAGATACAACAAATCCTGATTTCTTGTCTAATATCAATGTTAGACAAAATCAACTATCAGCAATCCAAATTGTTGATAATTATCAGTTGCAAAATCCAGTTGTATTGGCTTCATTGGGAACTTTGGCAAATACTAACACATATGCAATTAATAGTATTAATGGAACTCAAACTAACATTTATACTTTGCCGTATACAACAGCAAATGTGGTTATTCAACCTTTAGCAAGTAGTACAGTTTCTGTTAATCCATTCTCCGTTTCAACACAGCAAGGTACGTTGCAGTTGAACCCTCCGATGGACAATTGGGTTGATAACAAACAGGCACCAGCCGTTTTGATTACTGATCCAACATTGCAAATTTATCAAACAACAGGTGGAACAACATTGGTTAACTCTGGTGATTGGCAAACAATTCCTGGAACACCGACTGCAAAAACTACCACAACGACCACAGCTATCAGCGGCGGATCTCTAACAACGACAACTACACAGACATATAAAAGTCAATTACAAAACACTGTTTCGAGTGCATACAATCCGACCTCAAGTATATTTGGACAAAACAATGGTTATTTGACAAACATTGCAGTTCTTCCATACATCAGACCACAACAAATCATTGTTCGTGCAACTGGTTTATTGGTTAACTCTAATGTATCTACTTTCTTTGATGGTCAAGATGTATCGAGTTACATGACAGGTCCAAATGTAATTGAGTTGACTGGTGTTACTGGAACATTCAAACAAGATGATATTGTAGGTTTCTACGTTTCAAGTCAGTTCTATCCTGTTGCTCGTGTTATTCAAGTCTACAATTATCCTAACGGTACACAATCTCGTTTGTATGTTGCCGAATTGGTTGGTGTACCAAATACAGTTGGTTCAACGGTACTACAAAATGCATTTTTTGATATAACAGGTGCATATATTGGTTCAACAGCAAGTGGTAGCGTACCCGCAAATGCTCTAACAAGTATACACCAAAGTGGTGCTATTAGCGGTGTTGGTGGTGGTTATTCAAACACATTAAATTCTAATACAACAACACAATTTTATGGAACACCAATCGTTCAAGGCTATTCAACATTCTTGAATAACTATGGTATTTGGGGCGATGCTGTAAATGGCACCACTTATAACGCAACAATTCCTGTTGTGTTTACAAAAGCAGATACATGGACAATTACAGTTGGAGCAAGTGGTCCAGTAACATTTAAAGCTAATGGAACAAATATTGGTTCTTCATTACCTGCCGGAAATGCAGGCAGCACAACAACATTCACTTACACAACTACAGGTGCCGCTACAGTGAATTTTGGTTGGGTTGCAACAAGTTCAGGTACAACAACTTCCGCATTGGCTTGGACAATTTCAGATTCTACAAATAATATACTAACTACATCCATTAACCCTCCAGTTAATTACATTAACGCAGGAACTGAAGTTATAATGCCACAAGGCGGCGCTTTGTTTGTCGGTGCAACTCAACTTAGACTTGATCCTGCGTCTGCATCTAATGTAGCAAACTACTATGTTGGTTCTACCATCAACATTACAACAAAACAAGTTTATTCTTATAATGTATCTGCTACGTATGTTGCTCCTCCACCAGCACCTTCAGGTGGTGGCGGTGGTTGCTGTGTGGTTGCAACTGCATTGACTGCAAATGGAGAATGGACACCAGAGAAGAAAAATGAACTGGTAGAATGGTCTATAAATACTCTCGATAAGAGTTTCCTTGGAGAAAGATTGCATAGAGGTTATCACGTTGTTGCATCTAAAGTTATTATCCCATACTTCTTTGGTACAAATAACAAGATAGTTCGTGCTTATTCTAAATGGTCGTTTACCAATGCTACAAATATGGTACAAGGTAAAAATTTCAACCCACTCTCTATACCAAACAGTGCAGTGTGGATCGTTGCCATGATGGCCGCAGGTTTAGTATCAAGCAAAGAATTTGCAGAAACAAGCTGGAAATCTCTTTACAAAGATAAAAAGTAATTTTGGAAAAATAAATGACAACTCAAACACGTTCAAGTATTTACAATTATACAGCTAAGATTACAGCATATGATCCTGTGACTAAACTTGTCACATTAGATACCCCTGTAAATTTATCTTTAGGTACCAATGCTTATGTCGGCGGTGACATTAGTTCTAACTATAGTATTAGTGGTGTGTTAACTAAGGTGGATAGTGCAGTCCAATCAGGACAAAAACTTTCTAAGCCTACGACCGATGATAATGGTAACTATGTTGGTATCTTTAATGTGCCTTCAACAACGTTTCAAACTGGTTCTAAAATATTCCGAATCGATAATAGAACAATTATAACTGATGCAACGACTGCAACAACATTTGCTGAAGGCACTTTCTTTGCTTCTGGCTTGTCTACAACTTCACAGAAATTAGATTTTGGGCCATCAGTTGATTCTGCTGCACAATCATTTACACAAGTTAATCAACAATCTTCAACACAGATCAGTGTAACTCAAACGATTACTTTAAATCGTAGAGATCCAGTTGCACAAACATTTATTATTGAAAAAGACAACTTTCCAAATGGTGTATTTCTCAACTCAATCAAATTGTTTTTCCAAAATAAACCAGCAGGTAATGCACCGATTACAATATCTATTATTCCAACAGTTAATGGTTATCCAGGTGGCACAGCATTAAGTTACTCGACTGTAACATTAACACCAAGCCAAGTTAATGTCTCAGCAACTCCACACTACTTAGATTCCACAACATATACTCAATTTCAATTTGATGCGCCAGTGTATGTTCAATCTGGTGTACTATATGCTATTGTTGCAAAATCAAGTTCTCCAGATTACATTCTTTATTTGGCACAACAGAACCAATTTGCAGTTCCTTCTACAGCAAAAATACTACCAACAGACGCAAACCCAGCAAATCCAACAAAAATTGGTGCGGCACCTTATGTTGGTGCGTTGTTTGAGTCACAAAATTCCATCACATGGACAGCAGACCAATCTAAAGATTTGATGTTTGTTATTGACCGTTGTGTGTTCTCAACCACAACCACAGCAAAAGTTCCATTTGTTATTCCCAATAATCTTCCATATAGAAAACTTGGAACACAAGATATTCTTTATAAGTTGGATGCAAATAGTGTATCTCAAACAACAGGCAACTTTGCTAGAGATTCAGTAATTGATGCGTTAAATGTTACAACAACAGATTTTTCTCCAACTGCAACACAAATCAATTACACATATCAAGCAACATTATTGAATGGTTATAATCCAACTCCAGAAACCAGTATTACTCCAGGTAGATTGGGTAGTCCAACACCAGATCATGTTTATTTGAGTGATGGACAAGGAGAACGTGCATTGGTGAGAGCATCCAGCAACTCGTTTAGTTTGTATGCAACTATGTCTACAAAAGATCCTAGCGTGTCTCCAATCATTTCAGATGACGGTGTTTCATTGTATTCTATTCGTTATCAAATCAACAACATGGGTATAGGTAACAATGTAATTTCTTTGGTGAATGCAGGCAACGGATACTCAAGTCTAACATCTTCAAATATTTCAGTATCTGCACCAGATGTTGGCTCAAATACTGCGGTTTTGGGACTAACAGCAAATGCAAACGGTGCAATCACATCGGTGTATGTTGCATATCCAGGTTCAGGTTACTTAACAACACCAACAGTTACGGTCACAGGAGCAAATGGAGTTCAAGCAATCGTAAACATCATAGGAGAAACATCTCCTAAAGGTGGTAACTCTATAGCTAAATACTTTACTAAGAAGGTTGTGTTGGCTCCAGGTAATGATTCTGGTGACTTGAGAGTATTCTATAGTGCATATCGTCCAATAGGAACAAATGTATATGTGTACTACAAGATTCTTTCTTCACAAGACACACAACCATTCGAGTCGGGTAATTGGCAATTGATGACAACAATGAATGGTGGGTTAAATCTTTATTCAACAAATAGAGACAACATCATCGAATATGAATGTGCACCAGGCGTATTTGCAAGTGGTGTAGCAAATAACTATATTAGTTACTTGAGTACCAACGGTCAAAAATATACTTCTTTCATTCAATTTGCTATTAAGGTTGTATTGGCTACAAATGATAATACAACCGTTCCATTTTTAACCGACATTCGTGCATTGGCGTTACCACCAGGAACTGGTATCTAATATGAACTTAGTCAAGATTACGGGCACAAATTATGTCCGAGATATTAATAGTATGGCTATCATGCCTATAGATAATACTGAAAAAAATGAGTATTATGCTAAACTTCGTGTGATTAAGAACCAAAAAGACGAAATAAATAAGATAAGGTCTGAAATCGATGACATTAAATCGGATGTCAGTGAGATAAAAGGTCTACTGAAACAACTTATAGGTAAAGAATAATGGCAAATACAGTTCCAATTTTAGGTTATGCTAACACCTTTGGTGATTGGGTTGTTGCGACTAACGCAAATTCAAATGAAATCAACATCATTGGCAAATCAAATTGGACAAAAGATTCTGGCCAATTGATTTTAAATGGTGGACCAACAAGTTTACAAGTCGGTAATAATGCTATCATTCAAGGCCAACTCCAAGTTACAGGTACTTCATCGTTTGCAACTATTGACAATAACTTAACTGTTGGTGGCCAAGTATATTTAACTAATACAACACAAAGTTTGGCAGTTTCAGGACCTATGTTTGCCAATGGTAAACTATATGCAACAAACACTGGCATTAGTTTACAAGTTTCTAACAATACGGTTATGGGTGGTTACTTAAGCGTTGCAGGTAACACCAACATTGCAAACACACTAACAGTTACACAAAATACTACACTGCAAGCCAATTTAGCAGTGTCATTGAATGCGAACATCACAGGAAATATTGTTACTCAAAATAACATAAATGTGTACGGCACTTCAACATCAAACATTGTACAAGCCAATAACTTAGTAAATACAACTACAATCAGCGTTGTTGGAAATACATATTCAGGTAATATTGTTGCAAACAATGCAATCAACACCACAACATTAGTTGCATCAGGTTCAGCAGCTTTTAATACCACCATCACTGTCACTAACGGTGCTACAATTGGTGGCATCAATATCACACCATTTGCAATCGCCGCTTATACTGCACAGAATACTACTGCAAACTTTGCGAATGCGGCATTCTTGGTTGCTAACAGTGCTTCAGCAAACACGGTGATAACACAAGGCGTGGACGCAAACCAAAATACTGTTATTGCTTCGGCGCAGTCTTTTGCTAACAGTGCGTTTTTGGTGGCAAACAGCGCATCATCTAATACTATTGTAACGCAAGGTGTAGATGCTAACCAAAATACTGTTATCGCCTCGGCACAATCATATGCTAACAGTGCATTCTTGGTGGCCAATAGTGCTTCCGGAAATACTGTTATAACACAAGGTGTTGATGCTACACAAAACACCAATATTGCTTCTGCACAATCATATGCTAACAGCGCATATACTTTAGCCAATAATCTCCAAAGTGGTGCACAAACACTTACAACACTTACTGTAACAAGTAATACTGCTTTGAATGGATACGCAAATACTAAAGACATTGGTATTGCAGGTAATGTGTATATGTCAAGCACAAGCACATTGAATGTTCCAAACTTTTTGGATATGCACAATTCAACATCTAGTGCAAACATTTATAATTTATCTGTTGGTTATGGTGGTCTAAGTGTATTAGGTAACTTTACTATTCAAGGTTCAACAATTTATAACACACCAACATTCATATTGAGTACCGGCACTCCGTTGGTTACAGGACAATATGCACAGTTTGGTGTATTCAGAACAGCAAACAACTCTGCGAATGGTGTGTCAGCAAACTCATACATTCGTTGGAATGAAACAAATGGAAGATTTGATGTAACTGCAAACTCTTTGGTTGGCACTTACTCGAATATGTTGCTTGCTTCTGATATTTCAGACTCTATCAGCACAACAAGTAGCACAACTGTTGCATCAGCTACGGCGGTAAGAACTACCGCAAACTTAGCGCAAGCATCATATAATGCACAAAATACAACTGCTATCTTTGCTAATGCAGTATTTACATTAGCGAACACACACTCCAACAACATCACAACAATACAAGGTGTTGATACTACTCAGAACACAGCAATCTCTGCGGCTCAAGCAACTGCAAGTGCAGCATATACCGCACAAAATACTACAGCAACATTTGCTAATGCGGCTTTCACACAAGCAAATGCATGGAATACATTCTATACAACTGGTGGTACAATTACAGGTGATGTTGGTGTTACAGGTAACTTGTTCGTTAACGGTACAACATCTTACATCAACGTAGCAACGTTCCAAACTGTTGATTCATTAATTGAACTGGCGGCTAACAACCTGTCAGATACAGTTGATATTGGTTTCTATGGCCAGTATGTGAGTTCTGGTACCAAATTTTCTGGTCTTGCAAGAAAAGCAGGCGGTAATTACGTATTGTTCCAAGGGGTACAGAGTAATCCAACAAGTAACAACATTGGTACAATCACTCCAGCAAATTATGCAACTCTGTCTGCAAACATTACAGCAGGTTCAATTACAGCATCACAGGCAATTGGTATTGCATCTGGTGGTACTAATCAAACATCATTTACCAACGATACGATCACACTATTTAATGGAACATCGATTGCTTCATTAGCAAATCCATCAATATCAACCGGTTGGGTTGGTGGTCCATTGTCTATCCCACAAGTTAACATCGACAAATATGGCCGCATTATAGGCGTTCAAGCATATGCGGGTCCAGGTGGTGCACAAGGTCCAACGGGTGCACAAGGTGCCACAGGTGCTCAAGGTGCACAAGGTTTCCAAGGTGCAACTGGTGCACAGGGTCCACAAGGCGTCCAGGGCGCAACTGGTGCTCAAGGTGCAACAGGTTTCCAAGGTGCAACTGGTGCGCAAGGTGCACAAGGTTTCCAAGGTGCAACTGGTGCGCAAGGTGCACAAGGTTTCACTTCAGGTGCTTACTCATTCGTGACAGCTTTGGCGATTGGTGTTCAAGGTTCCCAATCATCAGGTTTCTTAACTGGTTCTAAAGCAAACTTCTCAGATACAACAAATGCAACATCAACAACAACAGGTGCCATAGTAACAGCGGGTGGTGTTGGTATAGCACAAGATGTGTATGCTGGTGGTAACGTTACAGCTTATTCAGACTTAAGATTAAAAGAAAATCTTGAAATTATCCAAAATGCATTAGAGAAAGTTTCTAAGATTAATGGATATACATACACAAGAAAAGATTTTAACAATAGAAAAGAAACGGGTGTTATTGCTCAAGAAATCTTGGAAGTTCTACCTGAAGCAGTGTTTGGTTCTGAATATACCACATACTCTGTTGCGTATGGTAACATGATGGGCTTAATGATTGAAGCTATCAAAGAATTGAAAGCAGAAATTGAAGAACTAAAGAAGGGTAAATAATGGCTGCATATCAAGACATTTACCTGGACAAGGGTATTGATTTCTCTGAGCAATTGGCTTTGTCTGATGATTATGGAAATTCATACAACCTTGCAAACTTTTCAGTTTCTTCTCAGGCTAGAATTTCTTATATTTCATCAAACGTGGCAATAGCCTTTGTGTCCACAATCACCGATGCTGCAAATGGAGTAGTGACACTATCAGCCAACTCTGCGGTGACGTCCAACGTTGTTCCAAACAATGTAGGTAAGCTGGTCTATGACGTTGTTGTAACCGATAATGTACACGGTAAGAAAAGTCGAGTTCTTGAAGGACAAATCTACGTATCACCAAACACCACAAGGTAAGGTGAAAAATGGCAATAAATGTAAAAGTTTCTAGTGGGCCAACAATACATGCTGTGGTTCCGACCGGTGTATCACAGAGAGTTTCTTCCACAACAGTTTTCCAAGGTGCATCCAATGCTGACGCAACTGCTCAGGCTGCTTTCGTTCAAGCTAATGCAGCCTTCATACAAGCAAATTCATCTTATACTCTAGCAAATACCTTGTCCCAAACAATTGATGCTGGCTCATTTTAATAAATAGAAGTATAATAATAATAAGAGGACCAAAAAATGGCCGTATCAAATACCAGCATCCTGATTAAGCGTTCTAGTACAACGACAAATCCAGGAACCCTAAAATCGGGCGAACTTGCTTACTCATATGCTTCCAACACACTGTATTTCGGTACAGTTGGTGGTAACGGAACGATGAATATTGGTGGTCAATACTACACCAGTGCGATTGATAACTCTACAAATAATGCAACGGGTGGAACTCTTGTTAAGAGAGATGCAACAGGTAATGCAGCTTTTAACTACATCACTGCAAACATTATTGGTACAATCATCGGTAATGCAAATACCGCCAGCTACCTATACAATCCACAGAACTTCTCCATCTCTGGTGGTGATATTGCAGCTTCAGCAGTTGTATTTGATGGTCAACATCCTGTAGCACTAAATGCTTCTCTGAATGCTGTTTCAGGTCTATCTGCTGGTACATACGGTTCTACTACAGCAATTCCTGTTATCGGGCTTTCTGCAAATGGTCGTGTCACTTCTATCAGTACAGCAGCCATTTCAACATCATTTAACATTTCTGATGGTACAAACAGCAACACTATCAATGCTGGTGCCACATTCTATCATCAAGGTGCTGGTGGTATTACAACAACAGTATCTGGCAACACAGTAACAATTGGTACAAACAATACAATTTTACGTGCAAATACTGCAAGTGCTGGCCAACAAACAATTTCTACAGACTTGACTGTTGCAGGTAACTTGATTGTTACTGGTACACAGACAATCATCAACACTTCAACGGTATCAACAAACGATTCTTTGCTTAAATTAGCAGCAAACAACTATGTTGCTGACGTAGTTGATATTGGTTTTTATGGTGAATCTAATACAGGAACATCCATCGCTTATCATGGTTTGATCCGTGAAGGTTCTGGTGGTACTAATGCAGGTTCATTCTATCTGTTCAAGAACTTAGCAACAGACCCAACAGGCAATACCGTTAACTATGCAGGTCTATCTAAAGCTACATTGTATGCTGATCTAACAGGCTCTACAGGTCTTCCAGTTGCAACAGGTATCTCTGGTCTTGCATCTGGTGCAGCAACATTCTTGTCTACACCTTCTAGCACAAACTTTGCTTCATTGTTAACCGATGAAACAGGAACAGGTGTGGTTGTATTCAATAATACACCAACATTCATTACACCAAATCTTGGTGTTGCAAATGCTGCACAATATAACATTGGTACATTAACATATTCCGCATCACAGGCATTTAGTAAGTTACAGACTGATGCAAATAGTTTCTCACAAGTTGTTCTACAGAACTCCAACACAGGAACACAAGCATCCGTAGACTTTATTGTTTCTAACGGAATTTCAGCCGACAACCATTGGTATGGTGACTTCGGTATGAATGGTCCAAATTTCGTTGGCGATGGAGCATTTGGCGCAGCGAATAGTGTTTATTTGTATGCGGATGGTGCAGACCTTGCAATTGGTACAACATCCGCAAATGCAATTCACTTTGTTGTGAATAATGGAACAACAGATGCATTGAAGATTGATGCAAATGGTTTCATTTCTACAAGCCAAGCGTTGACAGTTCCTTATGGTGGTACTGGTGGTGCATACTTTGCACCAGGTGGTTTGTTGCTTGGTAACGGAACAGGAGCATTTAGCACTCTTGCCAATTCATCAGTCACTGTAACAGGTCTAGGTGCTGCAAACAGTACAGTAACTTCTGTAACAGTAGATGCGTATGGCAGAACAACTGCTTTAACATACTCTGCAATTTCAGGCCTAACAGTTGGTCAAGGTGGTACAGGTGTGTCATCATTCACCACAAACGGTATCACATACGGCAATGGCTCAGGTGCATTGCAGGTAACAGCGGCAGCAGGAACAGCAGATCAAGCATGGACTAACCAAATTATGACAGTAACTAATGCAGGTGTACCAGTTTGGTCTTCTGCACTAGATGGAGGCACTTTCTAAATACATTATTAAATAGGAGTTTGATATGAGTGATGACCGTTTTATGAAGCATTATGTTAAAGTTGCAAATGCTACAATAAGTGAAAGTGTTCTTCGGAGTGTAAATTTACAAGCTA